ATGGCTCTAGATCTTCAAGTCGCAGACATCAATTCATTGGATCTAGCAAACCTAAAGAAAGCACAGGTTAAAAGTACTTCAACCTTCACTAGTCCGCTAATCACATCAGTGGTTGAAAGTTCAAGAGAATACGTTAAGTTCGAGTGTGGAGAAGATGTATTTGAAGTATTGATCAGAATCAATACCACTCCAAAGCCTCGTACATCACCTGTAGGCCCTGCAATGTAATGCCTAAGAAACCTAAACTTGATGAGTTTCACTATCATGAGATGACAGATCGATTGAACGTTGTCATGATGGTGATCGAAAATAACTTAACTCAACATCCTGTTGCTAAGTTAAATAAAGACATTCAGAAGTTGATCGATGAAGCAAACGATAAACTGGCTGAAGCGTATCAAATAGCTGGAAAACTAGAATATGAAAGTAATTAAAGATCTATTTAGAAGAATACAACGAGTCATTGACTTCCTACCTATGATTTGGAATGGTTATGACTTTGACTTTCGCTACTCAATAGAATTATTCAAGCATCAGCTTGAACGTCAAGCCAAGTTCTTTGAATCTTCTAAATCTCATCGCCATGATTCTCTTCATCAGGCTTCTAGAATTAGAACAGTCATTAAATTAATGGACATTGTGTACGATGAAAAGTATCATGATGAAATGACAGATATGATGGAAAAGATCTATGGTCAACAGAAGTTTGAGTTCATTGAAAACAAGGAAACTGGCATGTACTCTCTTGACATTAGATGGGAAAAGGCAGTTGATAATCAGCACAATGAAGAGATCATGCAACTTTGGTCAGAACAGATGAAGCTCGCAGCAGATAGAACCAAACGAGCCCATGGTATTATGTGGAGAATGGTTGAACATAACATAAGATACTGGTGGGATTAAACAAATCCCACTTCGTGTATAAAATAACTAAACGTTTCTTAAAATGAAGATAGCATTAGTACTTGCTAAAGGAGTAGAAGGTTGTGGATTGACTCGCCACACCATCGAGTTTTACAACTGGTTGATTAAAGAAGGTCACGAAGCAACCATTTACGCGGCAACCGAAAAGATGTGGCCTCGCCACAAGTCAACTGACATTATTGCAACAAACTTTAAGCGTAAAGACATTCCTCAGGTTGCTAGGCAACTGAACGAATGCGATGTAGTTTATTACACTTCATTCCCTCATAAGTCAGTTGGTGATGAATTTAACGAAGACTTTATCGAGCACTGTGTTTATGGTCTAACCAAACCAGTGAAGGTGGGTAACTGCCTTGATCATAACATGGCCAATCTAAACAAGAATCATCGTTACTGGGAGATCATGGGTCAAATGGACGCGATGTTCAATTACTCATTGACATCTAACTTCGCAAACAAAATGCGCGAACACGCTCCAAACACTCCATTGATCGAGATGAACCTCAATCCTTATGACTACGATGCTTGGAAGCCCGTTTGGAAACCAGCCGAAGAGCAAATGCGCAGAATCACCTACTTTGGTCGTTTTGCCGGCTTTAAGGATCCATTCAGAATGTTTGATCTAATGAATCTGTTGAAGAACGATGACTTTGTAACCGAAGCTCGTGGTGTTGAACGCTCGATTGGTGCACTGCCAATGTTCTTGAATGATGATCGCAGCCCACGCCAAGATGTATTCGAGGTTCATGACACGAAGAATCCAGTGACCTATCCTCAACACACTGACAAGGTCTACATTTACGGTCCTTATAACCTTGCAGAAGGTATGGGTGAATTGTCAAACTCAATGTTTGGCGCAGAGTTCTTTAACCTACCTGAACGTCTTTACGGTTCAATGATTGAATACGCGATGTGTGAAGTGATTGCAGCGGGTACCATTCCTTTGTTTGATAAGCACTGGGGAGATCACGTTATTCACCGCACTGAAAAGGTTCCATTCAGTCAGTTAAAAGACTTTGCAATCTTTGTTGACAAAAACAACATCGAAGCTTCAATTCCTCAGATTCTAGAATTGGCAGCTGATCACAAGCGTCGAGATGAATTTAGACAGAACTCATTCCGTCTAGCTAAACTACACAACGCACCTGAAGTTGTTAACACTGATTTGTTTAACGCTATTGCGGGTGTTAATAAAAGACAAACAGAAAAGCCAGTTACTCTACAAACAAACTCGCTATTCTAAGTAAAAGATATATGGCAAATACAGATAATAAATGTGCAGACCTTAACGTAGAAGATTTCTACACAGGTGTCGAGGACACCTTTGGTCTAATCTACAACAAACAGAAAGAGCTACAAGCTCGCCTTGGATTTGACTTCACAGGTTGGACTCTAAAGCAGATTGCAGATTTTTGGATGGTCAATAAGCACGCTCTAAGCGATGAACTAAACGAAATGTTTGATTCACTTGGAGGTGTTAATGATGGAATTGGCTCAGCGGCTTGGAAGTACTGGAAGAAAGATAATGCCAAAGCAGCTGACATGAAGGTTGAAGATCTTAGCGAAGCAGATCGATTGGAACTCTATTATGAGTGGGTTGATGGCTTACACTTCTTCATGAACTTCGCAATTTCAATCGGTATGACTTCAAAGGATGTAGTCAACCTTTACATGGCCAAGAACGCAGAGAATCACGACCGTCAAAACCGAGGATACTAATGTTATTAGACGTAGAACAAAGAGACAAAGAAGTCATTATTTCATATTACGATAAGGAAGGTAAAGTTAACTTTAAACGCTATCCTGTCGAGCAATTCAAGAACTGGTACATCACTGATCCAATGGATCGTTATAAGCACGAGACCTTGACAAACTGGGACGGTCGTCCAGTTAAATTGGGCCCTGCTCGTCAGTTCAATAAGTTCTCTTTGATCTACTATTTAGATAACTTGCCCGAGCGAGACAAAGAAGAAATCTTTGCGTATAATCTACCGCGTACGTACTTTGTCGATATTGAAACTGAGATTGTAGATGGTTTCCCAAAGGCTGAAGAAGCTAAGTCAAGAATTTTAACCTTCTCAATCATTACGCCTGAAAGAAAAGCAATCGTTCTTGGATTAGAAGAACTTTCTCTTGAAAAAGTCAAAAAGATTGAAGCAGATACCAACGAATACTTCAAACAATTCGATCAGGATTGGACTTTTGAATACCGTCAGTTTAAGAACGAGCACGATATGGTTGCTACCTTCATTTATCGATTCTTACCTAAGTTTCCGATGATGACAGGTTGGAACTTTATCAACTATGACTGGCAATATATTGTAAATCGTTGTAAGCGTCTCCAGATTGACATCAAAGAGGCCTCGATGACTCAAACGTTGGATAAGACTGATTCTAGACCAATGCACATCGGCATCCTGGACTACATGCAATTGTACGACAAGTACGATCGTTCAGTTAAGGTAAAAGAATCCAATGCATTAGATTACGTTTCAGGTCAAGTATTGAAGACGAATAAGATCAAGTATAACGGATCCTTACAGGATCTGTATGAAAACGACTTCACCAAGTACGTATACTATAACGTAGTTGACTCGTGCCTAGTGTATTATATTGATCAAAAGCTAAAATCAATGGAAGTTCTGTTGACCTTGGCCTCGATCACAAAGATGCCTCTATATAAAGCTGCATCCCCAGTTGCTGTGACAGAAGCCTTGATCGCCCGTAAGATGGCTGAACAAGGTAAGAGAATTGGATCAGAGCAAAAAGATGAAGGTTCAAAGGACGGGCAGTATGCCGGAGCTTACGTTAAAGAACCCGAAGTTGGTTTCTATCAGGGAGTTTCTGCATTTGACTTTGCGTCACTGTACCCTTCAATCATGAGACAGTTTAACATCTCACCTGACGCATACAAAGAAATCATTCCAAAGTCGCAGATTCCTGAAAGACGAAAGAATGAAGATGAAATCGTCTGCGTTAATGGCGTAGTGTATGATAAGAAAGATTCAATTCTAAAGCAAATCTTGTCAGATCTTTACATTCAGCGTAAAGAATATAAAGCCAAGTCTTACGAGTATTTCACTAAGGCAGAAGAAGCTAAAAAGGTTTTAAAGGGATTTTAATCAGTTATTATATTTCGAGCCCCAAGTAACTCACCTGATATATACAATGTATCGTAAAGCTACACCCCGGGTCCAAAAGTTCTGTTGAATTAAGGACCCATTGTTGTCTAATAGGAATAGTAAAAAATACGTTTTTTAAAAAATGTCAAAATCTCAATTATTTAGAGAAAGAGTAGAATTTAAGCCTTTTGAGTACCCTGTTTATTACACGGAAGGATGGTTAAAACAAGCACAGGCATTTTGGCTTCACACTGAGATTTCGATGCAAGGTGACGTAAAAGATTGGAATGAAAATCTTTCAGCGTCGGAAAAGAATTTGGTTGGTAACATTTTATTGGGGTTTGCACAAACTGAATGTGCAGTTTCAGACTATTGGACTGGCATGGTAACCGATTGGTTCCCTAAACACGAAATTAAGCAAATGGCAATGATGTTTGGTTCACAAGAGACCATTCACGCCACTGCATATTCATACCTAAATGAAACATTGGGCCTTGAAGATTTCAAGGCATTCTTACATGAGCCTTCAACAGCTGCACGCTTTGAGTTCTTGTTGGGTACTACAGCGGATTACACCCATGAAGATTTGGCTAGGTCAGCGGAAGCTCGAAAAGATGTCGCCCGTTCATTAGCAATCTTTTCTGCGTTTGCAGAAGGAGTTGCGTTGTACTCTTCATTTGCGGTTCTATACTCATTCCAAATGAGAAACCTACTGAAGGGAATCGGTCAACAAATGAAATGGTCAGTAAGAGATGAATCTCTACACTCGAAGATGGGATGCCAATTGTTCCGTCACATGTGTGAAGAGTTTCCTGAACTGAAGGCCGCTGTTCAATCACAGGTTGAAGAAGCTGCTGAATTGATGGTTGAAATGGAAATGAATTTCATCGATAAGATGTTTGAAATGGGTGACCTTGAAAACCTGAAAGCATCTGATCTAAAAGAATTTATTAAGAAGAGAGGAAATGAGAAGTTAAACGAACTTGGTTATGAAGGTATCTTCAAGTTTGATGAACAAGCTGCAGCCGAGTTGGATTGGTTCTACCATCTTACGGGTGGCCACACTCACACCGACTTCTTTGCTATTCGTCCAACTGACTACTCTAAGTCGGGTGAGGATGAAAACTGGGACGAAGATGATTTGTTTTCATAAACAAATCTGAACACCTCAGTATAAACTACATAAGAATTACAGAATGGAAGAAATTAATCATGGTGAATCCCTAAATTGGGAAGTCGGAGTTGACTTTCCAACATGGGCAAACACTGAAGTTTACGTCAAGACGGTTTCAAAGGGTTACCTGCTAGAAGGTGAAACACCAAAGGATGCATATTGGAGAGTTGCTACGACTGTAGCGAAGAGATTGCGTAAGCCAGATTTGGCTAGCAAGTTTTTTGATTACATGTGGAAGGGATGGTTGAACCTTGCAACGCCAGTATTCTCAAACACTGGAACTGAAAGAGGTCTACCAATCTCGTGTTTTGGTATCGATGTAGGTGATTCAATCCAAGAGATTGGCAACAAGAATCTCGAGATGATGTTACTTGCAAAACACGGCGGTGGAGTTGGAATCGGAGTTAATATGATTAGACCTGCGGGTTCTAACATCTCTCAAAACGGTACTTCAGACGGTGTGGTTCCATTCATTAAGATTTATGATTCAGCGATCTTAGCAACCAATCAAGGTTCAGTTCGCCGTGGTGCAGCGTCAGTCAATATCGATATCGAGCATGGAGACTTTTGGGAGTGGCTAGAAATTAGAGAACCCAAAGGAGACGTTAACCGTCAATCCCTAAACATGCACCAATGTGTCATCGTTTCAGATTCATTCATGATGAAGTTGGAGCAGGGAGACAAAGAAGCACGTAAGCGTTGGGCTGCAGTTCTTCGTAAGCGTAGAACAACTGGCGAGCCTTACATCATGTTCAAAGGCAACGTTAATCGTCAAAACCCAGAAGCTTATAAGAACAATCAGTTGAAAGTCTATATGACCAACATCTGTTCTGAAATTACTCTTCACACTGATGAGAACCACTCATTCGTATGTTGTCTATCATCAATCAACCTTGCAAAGTACGACGAGTGGAAAGACACTGATCTAGTTTACACTGCAACATGGTTCCTTGATGGTGTACTAGAAGAATTCATCACTCGTGCCAAATACATGCGTGGTTTTGAGAACTCTGTTCGTTCAGCTGAAAAAGGTCGAGCGCTAGGTCTTGGAGTTCTTGGATGGCACACTTACCTACAAGAAAGAGGTATTGCATTCGACGCTATGGCGGCACAGTTTGAAACACGTAAGATCTTCTCTCAAATCAAGATTGAATCAGAGCGAGCTTCACGTGACATGGCCAAAGAATATGGTGAACCACTGTGGTGCGTTGGAACTGGTATGAGAAACACACACCTTCGAGCTATCGCTCCAACTGTTTCAAACTCTAAGTTATCAGGTAACGTGTCAGCGGGTATCGAACCATGGGCTGCCAACGTTTTCACCGAGCAAACTGCCAAGGGTACATTCATTCGCAAGAATCCAACGCTTGACACTGCCTTAAATATGATCGATCTAAACACTAAAGAAGTGTGGGATCAAATCCTAGTAGATGGCGGTTCAGTTCAAGGTGTAGAATCTCTTGACGGATGGTACGCTAAAGAAGGTGAGAAGTTTGCTTACATCAACCAAAAAGAATACGATTCACTATCTCAGATCGATAAAGATAAGTGGGTTCCATTTAAGGATGTATTCTTGACCTTTAAAGAAATCAACCAGATGGAGTTGGTTCGTCAAGCTGGAATTCGTCAGCAATACATTGACCAAGCTGCTTCATTGAACTTGGCCTTTCCTAACGAGGCCGAGCCTAAGTACATCAACCAAGTCCATCTAGAGGCATACAAGCAAGGTGTTAAGACTCTGTACTACATGCGTACAGAATCAGTGCTGCGAGGAGACATCGCCCAGCGTGCAATGATTGATTGCTTAAGTTGTGATGGATAACATCAATTAAGACCCGCCTTGAGCGGGTTTTTTTATGTGAAACAAATTGTCAATTCACCTATACAATAACTAAACGAAAATTAATTAGCATGAAAATTCAAATCAATCGCGTAGATCAGAACCAGTTTGTAGAGTTCATCAACCGCTTGAAGTCAATCGACACCTTCTTGTACTTCAAGTTGCGTAATGGTAACATCCAATCTGCGGTTTATCTACCACAACGAGATGCAGTTAAAATGCACTCTCAGCCTATTTCAGAACTGTTTACCGTTAACGGTCAGTTGCCTGAAGGTAAAGAAATCAAAGTTGCTTTCTTTGACGCTAACAAAGTTCTTGAAGCAATTAAGATGTTTGGTTCAGATCAAATCTCTGCTGAGATTGAATTGATCGAGAACGAAGAAGACTTTGTAGCTTCTACAATGAAGGTATTCAACAATGAACTTGAGATCACTCTAGTTTGTTCTGAGCCTTCTCTCGGTTTCAAAGATTTGACAGATTCTCAAATTGAAGGTATCTTCGATCGTGGTGCTTCTGCATTCGACTTCACACTTGACACCTTCACACTTGGCAAGATCAAGTCACTGTTTGGTCTTGATAAAGATGAGACATTTGAAATCAATGCTAATGGAGAAGGTGTTCGCGTTAAAGGTAAGACCTATAACTATCAAGCAGGTGCAGAATACAACGGCCAATCAGCCTCTGCAACCCTTTACAAAAAGTACTTGAATCTTCTAGACCGTGAGGAGTATGTGGTTTATGTGTCATCAAATAAGGTTGTGATGAAGTCTAATGACTCTAACACTTTGTTGACCATTGCTACTTGTCAAACGGCTGAATAATGACTTTAGAAGAACTAAAGAACACTCCCCTAGATCGACTAGGAAAAGACGAGCTACAACGCTTGGTGGACTACTATCAAATGGAGTCCACCAAGTTTACAGCTTATGAGCAAGCGGTTAAGGTAACGCTAAACTCAATCTATGGTGCATTCGGTAATAAGTGGTTTCACTTCTTTAATCTTGATATTGCCGAATCAATTACCTTACAAGGTCAGAATGCCATTCTATATTCTGAACAAATCCTGAACAAGTACTTCCAAGATTTTTGGCACAAAGACACCAAGTTACACGAACAGATCGGTGTAACTGTTAAGGGTCAGTGCCACCGTCCTTCAGTTATTTACATTGACACCGACTCATGTTACGTTCAGTTTGATGAAATGTATAAAACATGTGAGTGGATTGGAGAAGAACCTAAGTCAATCGATACTTTCATTCTCGAAGTGTACAACCTTAGAATTAAGGATTACATTGTTAAAGCAATGGAAAAATATGCGGCTGCAACCAATACCGATAACTTCTTGTTATTTGAGTTAGAAACTGTCGCTTACTCTGGAATTTGGATGTCAAAGAAAAAGTACATTCAAAACATTGCCTGGGAAGATAAACTAAAAGAAGACGAAAGATACGATCCGCTATCGAAGATTAAGACCATTGGTTTTGATACCATTCAATCTTCTACCCCAACCTTTGCTCGGGCTAAATTGACCGAAGCACTAAAGATTTTGTTTAACGAGAAATCAGGCCCTACAGCCGACACTCTTCAAAAGCTTACATCATTCTTAAGTGAAGCTAAGAAGCAGTTTAAAATGGCCAAGATCGATGAGATAGCTTTTAACAAACGAACGAACAACATCGAACGTTACATCGTTGACGATCACATTGAGTTTCAGTTTGGTCTAAAGTGTCCTCCTAACGTAAAGGCCGCAGGTTACTACAACTTCTTGTTGAACAATAACCAGAAGTACAAATCAAAGTATCGATTGATTGGTAACGGCGAGAAGTTAAAGATCTATCACGCGATCGATCCAGGCGGAATCTCAGATGTTTTTGCATACCTTCCCGGAGATCATCCTTATGAATTTGCACCACAAGTCGATTACGAAACACAGTTTGAAAAGTCAATTATTGACCCCTTGAATCGAGTGTTGACATCAGTTGGATTACAGAACATCAATCGTAATCTAATCTACTCAACTTCTCTGTTCTAAACAAAACGCATTAACGTAGTATAAATTAAAAATACTCTAATCATGGAC